GAATGCTTGCCACCTGGTGGCGTCCAGGTTTGCCGAAGCATCAACGAGCGCATCCATCGCCGCATCGACCGCCGCACGGTTGGCCGTGTTATTGGCGATCAGATCGGCCATGGTCGCACTGCTATTTTTGGCTTTTTTGCTCGTGATGAGCGCGCTGCTGACGTTGCCGCTGGCATATCGCCCAAAGTCACCGGTCAGCAGGCTGGCCAAGCTGGTGATGCTGCGCACGTCGTGGGTGATACTCCCTACCAGCACCTGAAAATCCGCAATCACCCCCACCACCATCCCGACAATGGCTTTTCCGAACTTGATGACGCCCTCAACCACGTTAATCACGGCCGTGACCCCGCCGATTATCTTGCGGATGAAATCCAGCGCCGATGACAGGCCCAGGGCATCAGCGAGTTTATCCAGCAAGGACCCGCTCGAGGTGGTGATTGAGGGGAACACCCGATCACCGGACTCAATGAAGACGATGCTGATCTCAAAATAGCGCCCCATGTCCCAGCGCTCGGTGACACTCAGGCCCTCGGCCGGAACGCTGACCTTGAGCGCACCCAGGGTCGGGTGCATTAAAGCTCCCGGCCCCGCAGCTTCAACTGCCGCAACCAACGCGTCACGCTGCGCCAGGACACTGCCACCGCCATACACCAGGCTGTCGGTGACCAGAAAGCCGCTCATGCGGATGCGCCGCGTCGAGCGACCCATGTCCTCGATGTAGGGCTTGTCGCGCCCTGGGTACTCGTGGAGAGCCAGCCGACGGCCAAAGCGAGCATCGCCCCCATAGACCGCGAACGGCACGCCACGAAACGAGGCCTGGTTAAGCATTTGCGCCCAGGTCTTGTTGGAGTCCTCGGCGATCTGGACGATGTCGGAAAGTAAGCTCATACGGTGGCTCCCACACCTGAATAGGCGATACGGCTCGAAGCCTGGACGTTCCCCTCAGACTTGACCTTCGTTTTGAGCCCGTCGGGCGCGTTCTTGTGCTCGATCTCAACTTTCACGGTGCCGCCGGACTGCGCCGCCCCTTGCGAGTACGGGCCGGCAGGAGCAGGGAGGCGATTCGCGATCACATCCGCAACCGCCGCCCTTTTTGCAGCGTCACCATTTGCGTCCGCCGGGCGCTCATATTGACGAGAAATAATGTCGCCGGCCTCCCTCGCGCTCTTCGCTCTACGTAGAGAATCACCAGCCCCCTGCTCTTGGCCCTGGGTAAGCTCATAGTTAACGAACCCCAGTTGCTCTTCACGGCTCGTGCCTTGAATCGGATGCCCCGCCCATTTTGCAAATTGGTTCTGGCGATCCTGATGCCATTGCCCCATGCCATAAGCGCGTTTGCTATCACCCACAGCCTCCGGATCGAAATTACTCTCCAGGCCGAGGTTCGCGGTGATACCAGCCGCCTGCTCGCGGGTCCAGCCCTTAGACTGGAAGAAATCCATCGAGCTATTGACGCCGGCTTCATTCATACCGCCCTTGCCCTTCCAGGCCTGGCTCAATACTTCAGACCCCGATGTTTCGGGGAGGCCCTGGGCACGGTGAATACGCGCAACGTCTTTGTCTTCGCCATCGTTCAGCGTCGGGGAGTAAAGCATCGCCGCAATGCCTGCGCCGGCGGCGGCAAGCCATGCCCCCACACCCGTACCCGCTGCGCCAGCAACGGCTCCCGCACCAGCACCTCCCGCTCCGGCGCCGGTACCGGCTATGGTTGCCTCGGCAGAGGCAATCGCCTCGGCGGTTGTTTGCCAGCCAAGTAAAATCTTGGTGTAGGCCAAAATCCCCGCACCGCCTTTGAGCAGTGTCACCCCAAGCGACACGACACCGGCGATCAAGCCGGCGTTCATAACACCAACGACCAGCAGCGCGGCATTTTCCCAGCCACCCAGCCAGTCAACGAGCTTGCCGATGCCCTTGCCGAAGTTGATGATCCCCTCACCGACCGCTTTCCAATCGATCGCATTGATCCAGGTGGCAAAGCCTTCCGCCGCCTTCCCGATATTCACTGAAATCCATTCGCGGTTCACGGCGAGCCAATTGGTGAACTGGTCAATCAGAGGCTTCATGACAGGGATTAGCTTGTCGCCGATGGAGTTTTTGACGCCATCGACCGCAATCCCTAGGCCCGCAAGACTTACTGAAAATTCCTTGCCCCGCTTGATCGCGCTATCGTCCATGACGTAGCCAAGCTTCTTGACCATACCCTCGTAACGTTCGATCCCGGCCTGCCCCTCACGAAGAAACGGCAGCATGGAACCCACGCCCAGGGTATTAGCAATCAAAGCCTGCACCTGCGGGTCTTTCTCGCCAGCGATCGCATTCGCGATCGCCTTGTATTCGCCGATCACATCCTTGGAGCCATCCTTGGCTTTTTTCAGACCGATACCGAGCTTATTCAGCATCATCAGCGCACCCTGATTTCTCCCCCACTGAGCATCCTGCATAGTGGTAGCCAGGCTATCCATACTGGCAGTAGTGGTCCCGGCATCGATGCCGACCAATTTGGCGGCACCCTGAAAGCTCTGGAGCTGCCCGGTCGAAACGCCAATACCACGGGCGCTGTTGTCGATCGAACGCCCCAGCTTGGCCCAGTTAACAGCCAGCTCAGCCACGCCAGCCACTGAACCTATACCGGTGATCGCCGCCATAGGCGCAACGATATTGCTGATGCTGCGCGCGGCGCCGCCAGCTTCCTTGCCAATCGCTGTGAGGTTTTTGCCGATTCGTTCAAACCCAAGCTCACGGCCGAGACTCTTGAAGGACTTGCCGACCTCTTCGAAAGGCCGGGTCAGGCGACTGGCGCCGTCATTGACCTTGCGAAATATGGCGCTCGCCTTGTCGACGGCGCTGATGACTATTTTGAAGTCAGGCATTTGAGTTACTCGTCATGCGAATGGCCTGCTTGTTCCATTCGACCAGTTCCGCAAGGGTGAGCGACCACGCATCGCGTGGCCCCCAGCCGTAATACTTGGTCAGTTCGGCAATCAGCTCTGGCCAGCCTCCTCCGCCTGACCAGCGTCGGAAAAACCCTCGAGGAACTTGTTCGCCGCGACCAAATCGCGCTTGCTGAACTTCTCGACGACACCGCGCGGAATGATGCCAATCAGGCTGATCAGAGTGATGGCGGCACCGACAGAAGTATCAGCGCGGGACGCTTTTTCCATCTCGCCGGCGGTGGGTTCGCGCAACTTGATCTCCGTATAAGTAATTGGATCGTCGCCCTTGCCAACGATAATTGGCTTGGAAAGGGTGATGGTGATTTCGTCTTCAAACATGAATCAGTTCTCCGTTACGGAAGGGCCTTCCCACTTCACTTCGAGAGTGGCGTCGGCTGCCTTGGCTTCAGGTTGTTCGATGGTCCACATGTTGCGACCGATGATGGTTTTGCCATTGGCGAGCTCGGCCATGACGGTGACATTGGTCATCGCATTGATGTCAGCCAGGCTGAGCCCGTTGGAGTCACGAATGGTCCCAGAAATGACGCCCTGCCCTGGCTTTTCGCTGTAGCCGTGGACGTAGTCCTGGCCGACCAAGCTTTCCCGGGTAACACCGGAGACCTTGTAAGAAAAGTCCCCGACCAGCATGAAGCTCACCCCGTCAACGGTTAGGTAGCAGGTCCCGGCAAGGCGATTGGTGGTGTCTCCCATGTTTTTCTCCAGGCATAAAAAAACCGCTCAAGGCGGTCATTGACGAAAGGCCTGGGTTACAGGCGGAATTGAGCCAGCAGCGCAAAGATGCGCAATTGGTCGATAAGGGTGCCAGGCCAGAGCACATCAACCCGATTTGGGTTGGTGGAGTTTTTCTCGACGATTAGGGCCTGGGCGAAAGCCTCGGAGTCCTGAACAAAGCCGTTGTATTCGAGTGTGCCGTACCGGGCGATCACGTCACCCCGGATGATGTTTGGCGTGACGATGGCTGAGCCAGGCGCAAAGCGGGTCCCGTTGGCGGCCAGTTTGACCCTGGCATACTTGGACGTGACCAGCGACCGTAGGTCGCGCAGAACGTACATCAACAGGAACAGGGTTTCGACCTGCAGGTAACTGTCATCCGGAGCGCCGAACCCATTGACCTGATAGGTAGTGATCAGGTTCTCGATCGCCACGGTACCGTCGCTGGCAACGGTGAACGTCGAGATGCCATCCCACAGCAGCGTGTTGCGCTCTCCCAGGTCGAATCGGGATGCAGGTGGCGGCGCCAAGACGGTACTCAATGCCAGAGTCTGCAAAGGGCGCCCCGGATCAGCACGCAGTGCAACGGCGGCGGTGCCCGCCAGGTCCGCAGCCCAGATCCAGGCCGGCGAAGGCGAGTCGTAGAAGCCCATGATGCTTTCGTGCTGGTTGTTGCGAGCATTGCCGGCGGTGGCCAGCGTTGACAACGTGCCGCGCTGCGCTGAGAAGACATGCCCGTAAATCTGACTGGCGTAACTCCATCGTCCGGTCTGGTCGTTGAGCAGGTTCTTCAGCGAATTCAGTGAGGCAGTGTCGGTGTAAGGGCTGACGATGATGTCGAAGGACTCATCGCCCAGATTCGACAGCGCCGTGTCCAGCACCGGGTTTGTCGCACCCGCGGACATTTGAGTCAGGGTAAGCGCCAGCCCGTCCGGTACGGCCTCGCCACCGGCGGTGCCGAGGTAGTTCAGGCGCAAGTCAATCTCGTTGCCACCGGTACCCTTGTTCTTCGCGGTGAGCGTCACCGTAGTGGTCGCCGCGGTGGGCGTTACAGGCAGGTTGCTGGAACCGTTTACCAGTGCAGCCAGGGCAGTGGCGATATCGGACGCAGCGTCACCCGTTGTGACTGTCAAGCTGGTGAGTTGACCGGCGATGTAGAGCGAGATCACACCAGTGGCCGTCGGGCTGCCAACGATGTCCACCGTGCCCGCGGCCCCCACGGAGCCCTCAGCGTCTGCCAACGGCAAAAACCAGACCTCGCCGAAGCTGTCCGAGCCCTTGTAAGCAGCAGTCATCAGCGCCAGCATCGAACCCAAACCACCTTTCGCCTGGGCATCGCTGATGCCTTGGCCCAGCACGGGAATGCCGGGCACGCCGTTCCCCGAGTCAGTGATCTGGCCGACAATCAGCGTGCGCTGAGTCTGCGCACCACTATTGGCCTGAGAGTTGTCGACCTCGGCATAAAACAACGGAACCCGCAGGTTCGTCGGGATGTTGCTAAATGGGACGGGCATTAACTGTCACTCCCTTTGGGTGGTTCAGTGGTTT